TATGTCACATTGACTGGGCTCTAGATGATTGGGTTGATGATTATGCCAATGTAAAACCAGTTCATGTTACATCTCTTTTGAGCGGAGCTAATATACCTTCAAAAGGTTGTAAGTTTGTTACTGATTGGTTAGATAATCTATTGGTAGATATGTATGATGCAAAGACTGGTGAATGTGACCAATGTGTAGAAGCTTATTCTTTTTTATCTAAAGTTCAACTTAATAAATGGATTAGAACTTTTGAGAAGATGAAAGATGAAGTAGCCAAATATGAGAAAGCTCATAAGAAAGCAATCGTACGAGTTAAGAAAGTCAAACCAGCCATTCAGCAAGTTAAAGACCTAAAGTATTTGGTTGATAATGATGATGCAAAGTCTGTACCACCGGTTCGAATATGTGGAGCAATGAATCTCTATACATATAATGTAAAGACTAAAAAGGTAGCTAAGTATCAAGCTCTTACTCGAAATGGATTGTCTGTCAAAGGTGCTTCGATAAAAGACTTTGATGTAGATAAAAGTTATATTTTTACGGTTCGTCAGAATATGAAAGACGACTTATTTAAGCAATTAAAGAAGAAAGATGTGGTCAAGGGTATTGACGCAATTAAAGAATCAACTAAAACAAAGGTTATGGTTCCTAATGGTCGAATCAATGAACACACACTATTAATCTATGCAAAATAAATTTGATGTTATTATTCCCTGTCACCCCAAAGACTTTGATACTTTAAATCTAGTTATCGAGGGTGTACAGAAAAATTTAAATTACAATGAAATATTTGTAGTGACTCCAGCTTTAGTTGCTGGTTATGGTCACCCCAATGTCACGTTTGTTTTAGATAATACTTATTATGAACATTCAGATATTGAAAAGATTAAAGATAAACTTAAAGATACAAATAGGCCAGGACGTTTCGGGTGGTTGTTCCAACAAACCATTAAGTTACTTTCACATAGAGTACTCGAAGAATTAACTGAGTCATATCTTTGCTTAGATGCAGATACTATATTTACTCGACCAGTTGAATTTGATACAGATAAGTTTCAATATTTAAAAGTAGAAGAATATCATCGCCCATACTTAGAAACATATAATAAGTTATATGATTCTAGAAGTTGTGGATTTTCTATGATATCACATCACATGATGTTTAATAAAACGTATATGGAAGAACTTATAAGTAGCATTGAGTCTAAACATGACTCATCTTTCCTTGATGCTTTATTGAAATCGATAGATGTAAATCAGAAATCAACATTTAGTGAATGGGATTTATATGGAAACTTTATGCTCCTACATCATGGTGATGTATGTGAGCTCAGAGAATTAGAATGGTATAATAATGTTACGAATATTCCAAGTGAATGGGAGCTCGAGCAATATCATAATGTGTATGACTTTGTTTCAACACATGCACACAAGAGAAAGATAACTAATGGCTAAACAAAAACCAACGATCAAAACAAAGCTTACATTTCCTGAGCTTATTGAAAAAGTAGAATTTCTAGTAAGAAAAGATAGTATGACATATACCGAAGCAATCATTGAAATATGTGAACAGAAAGAGTTAGAACCAGAAGATGTGGCTAAACTTATTAAGAAAGGACCACTTAAAAATAAGTTGGAAGTCGAAGCAACCAAACGAAACATTGTTAAATCAAATACATCAACATTATTTTAAGGTAAGTATGGAATATAACTCACATGTTTATTGGCCTTGGCCAGATGGAGACCAAGATGGCTTTTCTTGTAAATGTAACTTTACAATAACTAAAAAGGCTATGTGCAAAACAAAAGAGGACGCAAATAGAATAGAAGAAATTTACGACCGACTTAGAAGTGAAAACTTTGGTCAAGTATTATTACCAGCTTTTAAGTATACTCGAGATAGTGACACTGAAGTTACTTTGCAACAGCAATTTATTAAGGGGGTTCCAGTCGGTACTTTAGTAAAACGTTTTAGCGATATTGTTTATAAAGAAGTTGTAGAGAAAAAAGGTGATTGGACTTTTGTTGATTATAGTACTTTTAACTTTATAGTGGAAGAAGAAACAAATAAAATTTATGCAATCGATTTTTTATCATACGCAAATGATAGTGGTGAACCTTGGGGGTCAAGAAAAGATAGGTGGGATATGTATCAAACCCATCATAAGGATAAGAT